TCGACCCAGCACGGCTGACAACGACATCAATGCCCTCCGCACCAACGGTGCGATTCCTGAGGGATACCGCGTCAACCACTATCTGACTGATGCTCAGAACGATGCGTGGTTCGTGATTACCGATGTGCCGAATGGCATGAAGGGCTTCACGCGAACGCCGATGTCCACGTCGATGGACGGTGACTTCGATACGGGCAACGTCCGATACAAGTGCCGAGAGCGATACAGCTTTGGCGTTTCGGACCCGCTTGGGATCTACGGATCGCCGGGTGCGTGATTGAGGATATACGGTTAATTCCGTAGGGGAAGGGAGAGACTATCCGTTTCTCCCTTCCCTTCTTCCTTGGAGAACTGATGGCTTACACTAAACCAGATTTACGCAAGAGGATTGTCTCGCAAGTAAGGGCTGGCTCTAGCGGAGGTAAGCCGGGTCAGTGGTCGGCCAGAAAAGCCCAGATAGCCAACGAGAAGTACAAGAAAGCTGGCGGCGGTTTTAGAGGAAAGAAGAGCGAATCTCAAAAGTCTTTATCAAAATGGACTAAAGAAGATTGGGGAACTAAATCCGGCAAGCCCAGCACTCAAGGTAAGGACGCAAAGAATGAGCGTTACCTTCCTAAAGAAGCCATAAAAGAATTAAAACAGACTCCAAAAGGCAAAAAACAATTAGCTGCTACTAATGCTAAAAAGCTCAAAGACACCAAGGCTGGAAAGCAACACTCAAAGCAGCCTTCAAAAGTTGCTAAAAAAACCGCTAAGCACCGCAAGGGTTAGACATGGCTATTACTTATCGTGGTGAAAAATTTTCTGGATATAACAAGCCCAAAAGAACTCCGGGCAAGTCTAAGAAGTTTGCAGTTTTAGCCAAAGAAAAAGACGAAGTGAGACTTGTTCGCTTTGGTGATCCTAACATGAAAATTAAGAAAAACATTCCTGCTCGGAAAAAGTCTTTCCGGGCTCGCCACAAATGCGACGAGAAGAAAAGCAAATTGACTGCTGGATACTGGTCTTGCAAGAAGTGGTAGACCAAAGCCTGACAGACTTAAACGACAGCACGCGGACTGTCAGGCTAATTGCGTGTAATGAGGTAAATGAAAATGGGTACGACAACTTTTAGTGGTCCGGTTCGATCTGAAGGCGGCTTTCAATCTGTCGCCAAGTCTGCAACGGGAACTTATACTCCAACTTATCTTGATGTAAAATTCGACTTCACAGGAATGACGCACGCTGCCGTAGCGACGGGTTCAGGAGTTAGTCTTCCCTCCGGTCAAGTCAGCACGGTAAACGCAACAGGCGCTGCCGCTGCTGTATTCAACCTGCCAGCCGCGACGGCGGGGACAAAAGTTGCCTATGTTCAAAGTGTTGATGTGACGGGTGGTACTAATACTATTACTTTCAATGCTGATGGTACCGATGCGTGGGTTACTGGATCTTTGATAGAAAGTAGAGCGACTGATGCTGTGATTTACGATACGTCCACAGCCGGTGAAGGACAATTGGTTTATACCTGTGGTGGATCTGTTACTACTAACTTTTTTACCATTGGTTCTATTCTTTATTTTTCTTGTTGGGAATCTGGACTTTGGCACATCGGACTTGATTCATCGAAAGATCCACTCGCCGTTAAGGGCGCTTTTTTGTTTGCAGCGTAATCCTTGAACGACCCCCGATGGTACAGGGATCTCACTCCCCAAGGACAAGAGGCCGTAGATCAGACAGCACATCTGGTCTGCGGCCTAGTCTTATCCGCTATCGGAGGAGCCTACCTATCTATGGTGGCTCTCTTCATAAGGGAGTTCTGGATCCAGTGGCCTGTCGAGCGAGTAGCTGACACGAGAAAAGATATGGCGTTCTGGATCGGCGGGGCAGGCATATGGGAAGTAGTGAGGATGCTTAGTTGATTTATCCCGCATCTATAAAGTCATACAGATATCAGAACGGATCTGACTTTTTTTTCTCAGCAAGTGCAGGCCCTGTGCTTGTCCTTGAAGGGCCTTTGGTTCTTAAGTCCTTTAGCTACTGCTTATTAAGACTCTCGGCCTCGGTGTCTCGTGCTTCGATTCAATTTTTTGATGGCGATAGCCAAATATTCAAAACTGGTCTTACTACTTACATTAATTTTTACCCGTCTTATGATTCTGTAAGTATCCCTGGTGCAGGCATAAGAATAAAAGAATCTTTGCGAGTTGGGATAGAAGACGCAGATGCTTCCAATAATGCTCAATGTCACAACCTCAATATCGGGTATCAACGATGAGCCTCTCCTCGTATGTTTCTTGCAAGTACCACGAAATGTCTGCAACTCAAGGGTCAGAAGAACTCCTTATCGACATAGGTTCTAACTCCAGAATTAGAATATTTTCAATATTTAGCATTGATAACTTTGATTACAGTACCGTTGCTAGATCTTTTGGGTTTGTCTTGAAAGATGGTTCTGGTGGTAGCGTCATATATTCTGCGGGCATTTCAGATTTTAATGGAAGTTATGCTGCCGTCCCCGGCTACAACCCCACTAATAGTAATACTTTACCTGATCATGGGATTGAGTGTTTTTCTGATTTGTATGTAGAGGGAATCGGAACTAGCGGAACTAAAGCCTTAACTATCTGTTATCAGGTTGGATAAATGTCTAATACTTCCTACATAAAAACATTAACCTCTGAGATTTCCAGGCCGTTTTCAACAGATTCTTTTTTGGTTAGCTCAAATCTTCCTGTTCGTTTTTACCTTCGCGGTCTCACTGTAACTATTGGGAATGGAGCAACACCAATCAATCCTGCAAGCCTAGTGTTTCAAGATGGCCCTGGGCAAGGCGGTGCGAACGCAACTGGGTTTTGCAGGGTCACAGGAGGTTCAGTTAATCTAAATTCTATTTTGTATTCTAAATTGATTATGCCTGAAGACTCCTACGTCCTAATTAAAAATGGACTGTACTACTGGAGAAATACAGATATTGCAATTACGAATCCTATGCAGATTACGGTTTTCTACACATGAAAGATAAACTTAAGAGACTAAACGCGAATAACTTCTTCAAGCAGTGGGCTTCTCTTGACTTTAATGCTGGGAATGGCTTTACCCAAGAGCAGTCATTTACGGCGGTTCCATCCGGAACAAGGTGCGTCCTTAAATCATTCTCAGCCAATGTTGTGTACTCAGGGAGTAATCCTACTAGTATCAACAACAACCGAGACAGCACGATATCTTTCAGGACAGGCAGTTCTAATGGGCCTTTGATCTTTGAGATAAAGCCTTCATTTTCTCAATATGGAGTAATTGGATTCGGTAAGAATTTACAGGCTTCTTTGTTTAATATTCCATGCGATGGAGTTTTGTTTAATGATGGTTTGTTTGTCGTGTTTACAGCAAGACCTTCATCGAGTGCGGGCGCAGGAGAACCGGCGGAAAATTACGGCTTCAATGTAAATATTTTTTATTCGGGTGGGTCTTGATGCTTGATTCAGATAGCTTTTGCAATGTCTACAATACTACCTCTTTGATATCTGATAACGTAAAAGTCATATCAGGCAGAGTCTCAGTCCGAGCAATACTCGCATCAACTGTTGGTTCAGGGGTAAGTGGTGACGACGGAAAGACGATTGCGCTCTCTGGGACAAGCGGCGGCTCTTCTCTGGTCGAGGTTGCGCTTAGATATACTACTTCATCCGGAACTACAGGTCCGTCCACGAACGACAACTTCTGTTTCTCAAACTCTTTTTACACTGGTGGCAACGGTGTTCTTTTTACAGATGGAGTTTGGATTAGATTAAACACAGGCCCAGGCCCTAACGGCGACAGAGGCTCGATAAGAAGCTTGCAGATATTCTATACTGGTGGAGCGAACACTTAATGAACCATATAACCACCACCACATACTGGGCTTCCGTTGGCATTATAGCTTCTGCCATAGGGGGCCTTTTTAGTATGCAGATGTCTCACGCTGGTGAAAATGGTCATAGCTCAACGGTAGATCAGGCGGAAGTTTCCGAAGTAAAAATTACGATTGCCCGGATTGCAACAGAAGTAAACCATAACCGTGAGTTACTCGGTGATTTAAGAACAGAGATCAGATCCCTAAGAGATAGGCAAGCTGAGACAAGCGAAGAGATTCTGGAGGCCATCCGTGGCAACTAGTGGCGCAGTTACATTCTCACCAGACATAGGTGAGCTAGTAGAGGAAGCTTACGAGCGTGCTGGTCTCCAGATGGTTTCCGGGTATGACCTTCGCACAGCTAGAAGAAGCCTTGACCTCATGCTCATGGAATGGGCGAACAGGGGGATAAACCTCTGGTGTGTGGATGAGCATACTGAGAGTCTGGCTTTGAATGTCGGCAATTTCACCGCTGTAAACACATCTTCCAAAGTTGCTGTCTCGATACTAGACGCAATCTTAAGGACTGATGCCGGGAATGCAGACAAGCAGTCTGACTACAGCCTAAGTAGGATCTCAAGAAACACATACATGGGCATTCCATCTAAGCTCACAAAGGGCAGGCCCACGCAAATTTATGTAGACAGGCAGCAAGGCAGTATCAACTTGAACATCTGGCCTAGAACTGACAGCAGTAACTACCAGATTGTCTACACCTACATTCGTCGCATGGAAGACTCTGGACCCGGCGGCACCTATGACCCTGATGTGCCGGATAGATTCTGGCCCGCTCTAGTTGCTGGCCTCGCGTACAACATCGCCCTCAAGAAGCCTGAGGCTGGTCAAAGAATACAGATGCTCAAGCAGGTGTACGACGAGCAGTTCCAATACGCAGCAGATGAAGACAGGGAGAAGTCTCCCTTTAGACTCTACCCTGGAGGATACAACTCTTAATGTCTGCTTATGCTGAAGGCAAGAAAGCTTTTGGCTTCTGCGACCGATGCGGCTTCAGGTACAAGCTGAAGGAGCTGAAGGCAGAAACTGTAAATCTTGCCAGCACCAACCTGTTGGTTTGTCCTGAGTGTTGGGATCCGGATCAGCCTCAGAACATGCTGGGTCGATTGAGAGTGGATGACCCACAGGCTTTGAGAAACCCAAGACCTCTTGGTGGGATTAGTGGTAGAGATTTACCCGCTGCGTATCGATGTGACTTCTCGACTGGTACAGCTCAGACTGACCCAACCCGCATAGATGGATGGTGGGCAATCAACGGAACCTTAACTTGGAATCAATCCAGAGAATCGTTGAACATTGTTGCGCTAACAGATTCTGGCCCCAACCCCGGAGATCCATACATTTTCAGAGGGTGGAATGGCGGGAGTAACACCCCTGACTACCTGAGCATAGACACTTCCGTGTATAAATATGTAGTGACTCAGTTCACTGTAAATAATTACCCTGTCAAAGAACCTGAAAACAAGTTTCAACCTGATGCGTTTCAAGGCCAGTTCTATTGGAGTACCAGCACGGACCCTTCAGTTTCCGGCATATCGGAAGATAAGTCTCAACGCTGTCAAAGCCAGCCTTACTTTAAGCTCACCCAGCCTTCAGATGGATTCGCTCAATCTGACAGAGACATGGCTAGTACGTTTAAGATCGTGTTTGACATGACTGACGATCCAGAATGGACTGGCACAGTATCGACAATAAGACTTGATTATTTTCACGGCAGAGACGGGGACTTAGGTGCCGGAGATATCGACGTTGACTACATCGAAGTGGTCGCATTTCACAACCCCGATCTCTAGGAGAGAACAATGCCCAAGGTAGGAATGAAGAAGTTTAGTTATGACGAAGCAGGCCAACAGAAAGCTATGCAGGAAGCTCAGAGAACTGGTCTTCCGATTGAGCAGGATGACAAGAACTACGCTCAGTTCGCTGGCGGAGGCTCTGTTAAAGGCCAAGGTTACGGCAAGGCGCGTATGCCTAAGAAAAAAGGGAAGAAGTAATTGGCAGCTTTTACTCTAGCAACACTACGGACAGCCATTGATGAATGGCTAGAGATGGAGAATGACTCCTGGGGAACACCCTCCCAGAGAGACAATATTATTGTGTTGGCGGAGGAAAAGATCAACTCGACTGTAGGCATTGCTGGGTACAACACGAACACGCAAGTTGGAGACATTGCTCAGACCGACAAGTTGATCGACGTAATACCTGACTCCGTGACGGGGCCTTTGTCTCCTTCGTATCTCAAAATCAGACTAGGCAATGATGCAACTGCAAATCCTTGGAGCTTCCTGCTTTTGAAGGACTACAACTTTCTTCAGGAATATGCGCCTGTAGACAACTCTCAAGGTTATCCAAAGTATTATTCATTTTATAATGATGTCAGCAATGCGAATGGAGTAACCGTGAACTTTTCACCCATTGCAAACGCCGCCTACGACTATGAGTTCAGCTACTACTTTGAACCAGCTTCTCTAACAGCGGGTCCGGTCGATGGGACTGGCACTACTTGGCTAAGTACCCATGCCAAGAATGCTCTGCTCTACGGGTGTATCACTCAGGCATACATCTTTATGAAGGGCGATCCAGGGTTAATTCAAGTATATGAAATGAAATTCATGGAAGCTTTGAAGGCTCTTCTTGTGATGCAGGGTGGAACCTTCCGAGATACTTCCTTTAACGATTCGGACAACGCTCCGAATATGATGGTGGCTCAATAATGGCTTCTGATTATACCGAAGGACTCGGGGTAGAACTTATTGGCGCTGGCGACAAAGCTGGGTCATGGGGTGATGTCACAAACAATAACCTCCGAGCGTTAGAGGAGGGTATTTCTCGTTACGCCGAGATTGCAGTTACCGGCGCTGCGGCAGATCTGGACATACCAGATGCGTCAACTGCGTACTCTACTGACTCTAAGGGAAGGTCTTCCGTAATTAAATGGACAGGCGATCCCTCCAATTCAACTCACACGGTGACACTTAAGGTTGGAGGCAACCCTCGTGCCCACGCCAGATTTACTGCGGTAAATAGCCTCTCCGGAACGAGTAATCTAGTTATATCTTGCGGTGCTGGAACTAATGTCACCATTCCAAACGGCTACTCTGCGGTTATCCACATCGATGGCACTAATGTCGTGAACAGTCTTGCCAATCTCTCTGTCGATACATTGATCTCGTCGGGAACTATCACAGGTAATGTTACAGGTAATGTTACAGGTAATGTTACAGGTAATGTTACAGGCAGCTCTGGGTCCACGGCAATAAACGCCCCCCTCTCGGGCGATATAGAAACAACTTCTCCAAATACAGTTCGTATTAAAGCTGGGGTTATTGTCAATGCTGATATAAGCAATACCGCTGGAATATCTTATTCAAAGATGGGCGGGGACGAGCCCACATGGAACCAAAACACAACAGGCACTGCGGCCACTGTCACAACAATCCCTGCGCTAACAGGAGCTGTAACGAGTAGCGGAAGCTTCAACACCGCCACCACTCTTGCTAATAACGCTGTTTCAGAAGTTAATATCGCGAATGACGCTGTTTCGGAGCCGAAGTTAAAAGTAAGTAATCTACCCCAAAACGGGTACATCCTCTCCGCTCAATCGGGTGGCGGAGGATTGCAATGGATACCACCGGGAACAGCGGGGAATGTTACCAGCGTAACCGGTGGAGACGGTATAACTGTAGCTAACGGAACCAGTGCTTCGCCTTCAGTTGCAGTGGATAGCACCGTTGTCAGAACAACAGGTATCCAAACTTTATCACAAAAGACTTTATCATCTCCCACTATAACAGGCACTGGAAATATTGAGGGATCTAACCTAGTCGGCAGTTCCAGTGTGGCAACTCCTTTACTCACTTCTACATCAGCGTTGTCTATCTCTCCCGGCTTTTTACAGAGGCTCGACTTGTCGTCAAGCTTTATAGACACCGGATCCGGAAGCGCGATTTCTCTCACCACATCCTCTGGTCCACTGCTGCTAGAAACTACAAACCCTGCTGCCGCTAATGGAGCTATAAAGTTCAAGACAAAAAACAGTTCTAACAATTCTGTTGTACAGGCTAGTGTTAACCAAGAGGGGATCGCTCTTCTCTCTTCTGGTGGTCAGTACCTTAACATGAACACTGCCTACGGAGTGAACGGGTTCGGGATAAGAGGTAGCGATGGATCATCTAATGTGTTGGGCATAAAGAACAAAATTGGAGACGCATGGGGTCAGCCTTACCACGCGGGCATGGTAAGTGGTCAAGGTGCTTACCTTGAGATTACTGGAGGCTCTGTTCTGGCAAACACAGACGGTGGTCCGGTCCCGCATGGGTTCGGTGGGCCTCCTCGCCTCATAACATTGCAAGCACTTTGCGTGTCTGACCAGTTTGGGTACACCCAAGGAGATGTTGTTTATCTTTCTTATTCCCAAGGCGACAACAACCGTGGCATCAGCATTTCTGCTGACAACACTAACATTAGGTGGTCGATTGGTGCTGGTAGAATCCAAATTATTGAGCGAGACCTGACAGGCGCAAACGGCCAACAGTTCCTAGACAGCGACATTAACTGGGAACTCCAGATCAAAGCTTGGAAATAGCTAATGCCGTATAGCAAGATCACATTCCCTCCCGGTATAAATAGAGAAGGCACCCAGTATTCCGCTGAGGGAAACTGGTTCGACTGTGACTTGATTCGGTTTCGGCAGGGCAGTCCTGAAAAGATCGGCGGCTGGACTAAGTATTCTACTAACGAGTTCTTGGGCATATCTAGAACGCTCGTGAACTGGTCGTCCATCGACGGCGCGAACCTCATGGCAGTGGGTACAGATAAAAAACTCTATGTAGAACTAGGTGGCGTTTATCATGATATCACGCCGATATACTACAAAGCCCAAGGCACCCTCACGACTGACGGAGGCATAAACGACGCAGCGACGACGGCACATTTTGACTTCAATGTCACCTCTGGGGATGTCGTCCGGATGGGGAGTGACGCCAATGCGGTAGGCGATGAATTAATTTCTGTAGGAACTACGACCACTAATCCTGGCGATCCCGTCACCATTTCTAGGGGATACGCAAACACTACAGCATCTGCTCACGCACTAGGTGATGCAGCATTCCTCCTACAGAAACTATCCAACCCGATCTACCTAGCTCAAAACTCAACGACTGCTCTGATTTACTACCCAGCCCACGGCGTCACGTCCGGTGACTTCGTTAACTTCTTAAAGATTGGAACTGACATTACACCCATCGCCACAATAGATAGGAATGACCTGTATTACCCGTCCCATACCTCCAGCATAGATGGGTACGACACCACCAAGTCCACGCAGAGCTTTCCAGTCACGAAGGTTCTTAGCAGTGACTACTTTGAAATTCGTATAGCTACAGCCCCGACAGGCTTGTCCACCTCCACGTTAAATGGAGCAATAACCAATATTGACCCTACCATTGTCTTAAACTCCTCTAGCCCTGCATTCGCAGCCAATGACTTGGTGAAAATTGGAGATGAGTACATAAAGCTAGGGACTACATCAGATAATTTGACATTTGCGAGTTGCCTGAGATCTCAGTTTGGTTCCATTTCAAAAGACCACGCGACTGGAGCCAGCGTAAATGAGGTCGGAAGTGCTGCATCTGGACAAGGTGGCGACACCATCATAATGCGAGATGTCCAAGCTTCTGAATCTACGTTCGCTGAGTTCAGCGGGTGGGGAGCAGGAACTTGGGGAGGCGTTCCGTCAGTCACGGTGTCTTCTCCGCTTTCAACTTCAATAGATGGTGCATCATCAACTGTAATCATACCCCTAGTCTCTACAGACTCATTCGGGGTGGCTGGTGACATCTTAATAGAGTCTGAAATAATCACGTTCACTTCTAATGATACGAATAGCGATGAGTTATCCGGAGGAGCTGGAACTACCAGAGGTCAAAAAGGAACGACCGCTATCGATCACGCCTCGGGTACTTCCGCATTCCTCATAGATAAATACTGGACTGCCTGGGGGGATCCTACAATCCCGTTTGCAGGCACAGCAAATGTTTTGAACGTGTGGTCACTGGATACATTCGGAGAAGATCTAGTAGCGTCAAAAGACAGATCTAAGCCGTACTACTGGAACACCTCGCTCAAGATGAGAAACGGGTATCCTTATAGCACTCGGTCAAATACTTCAAACGATTACGCATCTGGTATCATGCTTGCTGACGCAGTTCCCATGTCCTCGCTTGGCTTGTCCACGGATGATGGGCATGGTGATGTTCCCGAAGAAGTTGGGTTCTTGATGACAAACCCAGCTTCCCGACAAGTGATTGCCTTCGGTGCCTCTGACACCTTCGGGGATTACGATCCGATGCTTATTCGTTGGTGCGATGTGGATCGCCCAGGATCTTGGAAGATGACGGATCAGAACTCTGCTGGTGGTGCCCCGCTTCAGAAAGGTTCTAGGATTATCTCCGCCGCCAGATCGGATAGGCAAATTATGATCTGGACAGATAACGCACTGTACTCCCTACAGTACATAGGGGGAGGCTTTGTGTTCTCTCTACAAGAAGTTGCAGATGATATATCGATAGCCTCTAGGCACGCCCACAAGTCCGGCAGAGGGATCGTCTACTGGATGGGAGACAGTAACTTCTACCAGACAGATGGTCGAAGCGTTCAGAAAGTTCCTTGCTCTGTTCTTTCAAAAGTGTTTGAAGAATTAAATTACGAGAAGAGAGAGGTTATTGTATCTGCTTTGAACTCATTGTTTAATGAGATTATATGGTTCTACCCATCAGGTAGTTCAATCGACCCCGACAAGTATGTAATTTTTAATTATGTAGACCAGACGTGGGCATATGGATCGATGTCGAGGTCTGGTTGGTCTGATTCAGGTTTAAGAGAAAAACCTAACGCTTCTTTCGATAAGGGTCTGTACCCCTCTGGCGTGTGGGAAAATATTAATCGTTCTATTATCTATAACCACGAGGATGGCTATAGGGATGATGAATCAGTTATGAACTCTTTTATAGAGAGCGGATATTTTGATATAGAAGATGGTGATAACGCCATGTTCGTTGACAGATTCGCTCCTGACTTTCGCGGACTTTACAGCACGACCCCTGAACTTTCCGTGAAAATCGTTGGGAAAAATTACCCCTCCTCTAGTAGCTCGACTACCCGAACCCTTACCCTTAAAAGTGATACAGAGTTCTTAAACACAAGGATCCGTGGAAGAACTATGTCTCTTAGATTTACTGACCAAGACACTTCAGAGCCTGGGGCGGGGTGGGAACTTGGTGATTCAAGAATCCGCATCAAACCCGATGGGAGAAGGTAATGTCTGATGATATCTACAGTAGAGAACGCGATCCTTTTCTCGGTAAGAGCGTTAATACTGTCAATGTGGTCAATCAAAATGTCCCAAATAAACGAGACAGCAATCAGATTATAAAGCTTGCAATGGTCTTTCCGCCGATGGGTATAGTGACTTATGGCTGATGGTTTTAAGGTATTGGCCGCGAAGGAGATGGTCTCGATTGGAAGCGCCCCGTACTCAAATACGGAAGCATCCTTAATATACGAAGTACCCAGTCCTTCTGGTGAAAGGTTTGGGACTAGGGGGAACTCGCAGGCGATTTTTTCCTCTATGACTGTTTGTCATCACGCTACCGGATCTGCCGCTTACTCAATCAGGTTAGTGCAGAGTGCAGATAGATCGCCCTCTTTAAACATAGATGATTCCCAATACCTTATATTTCACAAATCGATAAGTCAAAACAATACCGACGTTTTGACTTTTGGGATCGGCCTTATTTCTGGTGACGCGATATACGCCTCCGCTGATTCCGGAAGCGATATAAACATTCACATATTCGGAACAGAAGCTCTTTAGGTAATCACTATGATGCAGAAAAAGTTCGGACAGTTTTCTCAGTTAGAAGATGAAAACCCTACGGGTTCTCAGATTAAAACTGACATGCCTCCCATCGCTGGTTCTCCCATGCCTAACGCGGGAATGAAGAACAAGACGATGGGTAGCGTTTTCCCTGCTAAAGACGATCCATCCGCGAAGCAGTTTGCCGGTAGAAATGCCTCAGCCAAAAGACTCAAGGGACTCCCGAATCGATCTCCTCTAGGCCCCATTACTGGTGGTCCGCAGAAACCTCAAGCTAGACCTCAGCAACCTCAACAGCGACCGGGGATGCAGCAAAGAAAACAGCAGCCCAATCAGGATACGGGAACAGGCGACCAATGGATGGGAGAACTCTGGCAGGGACTCACTCTAAATGAACAACCCCAGGGTGGCTTCGCTATGGGGGGAGCTGTTAATCCGATGGAATCCAATCCATCAATGAATATGTACAACCAAGTAACTCAGGAGCTTGAGTCTGGTGGGGTGAGTGGGTACGCGCATGGTGGCATGGTTGAGCAATCTAAAGAGATCGCTTCCAAGGGTCGCAATGGCGACACCATGCTTATGCACATACAGCCGGAAGAGCTTAGTGGACTTCAGTCTCTCCTCGGTCCAGTAACGATCAACCCAGAGACAGGCAACCCAGAGGCTTTCGGGCTTATGGCTGCGCTTGCGGCTGCTGCGATCCTGACTGGCGGCGGAGCTGCATTCGGAGCCGCTACAGGGGGTAAAGAAGGTGCCAAGAATGGCGCTTTGTTTGGTCTTGGTCTCGGTGCTGTGGCCGCCACAGGTGGCATGGCAGCAACCGCTGCTGTACCCGCAGCCGCAGCCACAGCACCTGCCGCAGTCGGGCCTTTAGCTGCTGCGGCTCCGACTGGGTTGGCGGCTGGATCTTCCGCCTTGCCTTTGTTCGGAGTTCCTCAGGCCGCAGCGGTAGGCGCTGGAGCCCCCGGAGCGGGAGTTCTGGCCTCTGGGGCGGGCGGTGGCGTGACTGCCGCACAGGCTGCTTCACTAGGCGTTGCGAACACTACCCAGGGAACAGCTTTGGCTGGCCAGTTGGGTGCAGGCTTTCAGCCTGCCGCTACTGGGGGCATATCAAAGTCTGGACTGGCCAAAGCTGCTGCATCCGGCCTTTCATCCTTGAGTAGTCAGGGCCAGCAAGAGCAACAAGCACCAATGGCCCCTCCCCCTCCGACGCCTGCCCCTAGCCCCTTAAGGGACGTTCCAAGTCCTTACGCAAGGTTGAAGCGAAGAACAGGAATAAACTCTCTTCCCGGCTCTAGAAGTATTATCTAGGTAGGTATTATAATGTCATCAGCAATTTACACGCAAAATAACGATGAAGACAACATCAATGTTGAAGATGCATCTGGAGATCAAAATCTCCAAGGTAACGAAGGGGTCAGTCTTGAATCAGCAGACACTGATTTCGACACTTCAGGTCTAGACTTAGATTTTAGCGAGTACCTTCCGCAGACTGGAGGCGGGATCGCTGAACTCAATACAGTTCCTGCGACTCCTACGCAGGCTGGTATCGACCAAAACTCACAAGACAGAAATTATATTACTCATCGCGGGCGAGTTTACAGAACGGGGAATGAAATTCTTGCCAGGGATTTCACAGATCAAGACCCATTCAGTTACGACTACGCATCTGCGGTAGATCAAAGCTATCGATTTTTAAGCCCTGAACAAGTGGGTGTCCCTGAAGGTATCGAAGCTATTTACGGCCCAACAGAAAGAAATCCTTTTAGGCAAGACTGGTCTGAAGCGGAGTTTAGAACTCCCGTTGATTACGAAGGAACAATGTTGTCTGGGGACGAGATGAACCTCGTTCAAACGGCTCAAGATTACATCTCAAACTTTCAACTTGAAGCTGATAGCCAAGGGTTTTCATCGATACCAGATTACCTAGCAGCTATGAGGCAATATGACCCACAGCTTTTCAATGCCTTAACTGAAGAGCTTAACACTCAGGCTGGGATCTGGGACCAATACGGAGATCAGTTTAAGTTTCAAGCAGCACTAAGCGATGCCGACCAGATCAATGTCAACATGAGTCAGGATGATCTGATTAGAAACTCGATGAATTTGCTTTCTGATTTTGTTTCCGCTGGAGAAATCACTGCCGATGAGGCAGCAGGATTGGCAAGTAATCCGGCTGCTTTAGTGAGCTGGCTTTCGGGTGGAGGACCGGGAGGACCGGGAGGGCCGGGTGGACAAGGTGGACAAGGTGGACAAGGTGGACAAGGTGGGTTAGGGAGCTTGGATGAAGTTTTCTACTATAGCGACGATGTAGGAGAAGAGCGTCCATATATGAGAGATGAGACAGGAAACCCTGTTCCGTACCTCGCAGAAAACGAATTTGTTGATAATGAAGGAAGGGTCTTGAGGTTTGAAGGCAACGACATAATTGTTGTCAGGGATCAGTACGAGTATCCAGGCGAAGATACTTCAGACACTTCAGACACTTCAGATACTTCAGATACTTCAGATACTCCGGGAACGGAATATGCTTCTTGGGACACAGAGAAGAAACATCCTTTTGTCTATGACGAAGCTTCTGAAAGCTTTGTACCTGCTCTAAGGGATGGCGAAAGGAGAGTCCTGACTAGCGAAGGCGCTGAGATAGTCGATGAAAATGGGGATGTTATAAGAGTTGAGCATTCAGATTGGAGAGAAGCGCCCTCTACAGGTATCCGAGGTATCCAAGATGATGGGATTACCGCTGAAGATGTACCTGTAACAAGCGATGGAATTTATAATCTTTCGCAAGACATAGCTAGATCTCCTGAAGATATTGCCAGTAGTTACTTCGGCCCAGATGCCACATTGGACTTAGCCCAGGAGTTCCAGACGGGTTGGGATAGAAGCAACACGGTGGATGACCCAGCGATATTTACCTCGGAGGTTGATCTATTCCCCGGTCTTAATCTTCCAACTGCCAAAAGGCAGGTCGGGACAAGAACCGTCGGGACGGGTCGCAGTTTTGGCCGTCGGGTGCCCGTCATGCGGACGTTCTATGTCGGTGACTTAAGAAATGTTAATTCTATTAATTATGAGCCTTCCAATCTTGTAGAAATTAGCCCGACTTCTTTAGTCTCCAAAGATGCTGAATGGCAGAGTGAACAACTAGCATCCTTCTTTCCTGAACGAACAGGAAAAAACCGTAGGGCTAGTAGAATACTTAATAAAGCTAGGAACCCCTGGGAATTTAGCATTTTTGAAGATAAAGAAATACAACAGTTAATGTTTACAGAGCTTAAAAACTACTCTGATATAACGGGAGTTCCGTTAGACACTGTGTTTTTGAATGAGTTAAGCGACATTGGAACTTACGACGAAGGTTCACCCAGTAATGTCTTCGACGCAGAGCATTTCATGGCGGGATCAGAGGAATCTGGGTGGGATGGCTTCTCTTCTATTATTCGAGACTTTGCTAGTGATAATGGACTTGGTGCAGTTGGATCGGAATCAGATATTACGAGTCAGGATAACTTGAAAAAATTCGCTTGGTTCTCCAAGGTTCTCCTTAAGCCGATGATGGACCGAATAGAAGAAATATCCGAGAACAGATCTTCGGGTCAGCAATTCGATCAAAACATTTCCATACCGTCTGCGTACTCCAATTCTTATGGTGCGTACAATCTTCCAGATTACTTATCAGGCGGCGGAGGATCTCTTAATCTCTCTGGCCCTCTAGACGAAGGTCCGGGTGTGATACCGGGTACGGGAGGTTTTGCTGGTGGCATCGTTAATGCGATGGCTGGGGGTGGATACATCGGCGGAGCAGAAGGCGGGATGGACGATACGATACCTGCAAGCATAGATGGCTCTAACGCCGCCGCTCTTTCGAGTGGGGAGTTTGTTGTTCCCGCAGATGTGGTCTCTCATCTAGGTGATGGGAATAATCAAAACGGAGCCTCAAAGCTTTATCAATTATTAGATCAAGTCAGAACAGTAAAGACAGGATCGGTGGAGCAGCCTGCTCCGCTTAACGACGGAATAATGTCTGGGATTATTGGAGATAGTTATGGGCGGTAGTAGTGGTGGTGGTGGTACTCAAAGAGTCATCCAAGATTTACCGGATTGGTCTAAGCCATACTGGGAAGGGATTGCAGCAAGTAGCCGGTCTTTAGCGAGAGAGCCTTACCAACCGTTTGAAGGCCAGAGAATAGCTCGATTCAACCCTATGGAGCGTCAGGCTTTTCGAGGGGTTCAGTCTCTTTATGATGCTGGCCCTCGACAAGAACTAGGCCAAGCTCAAGGGATTGCCCAGAGAGCTTCTGGAATTGGCTTCAACACTCCTCAGTTCCCTGATCAAGCTCAACGGTACATGAATCCATACCTTGAGAATGTACTCGACCAAGGCCGATCTCGGATGATGCGCGATTATCAGGGCGCTCTGGGCGATAGCCGAAGGAGATCTTCCGATGCTGCCATACAGTCAGGCGTGATGGGTGGTAGGGGGACCCTGATGGGAGCCAGGGAGGCTGGTCGTGTTTCAGACGAAGCATTCAGGGCAATGCGAGAGTTTGAATCCGACACTCGGTTCAGAGCATTCGACCAAGCTCAGCAAGCTTTCGGACAGGATGTTCAGAACAGGCAAGCAGGAGCCAGAATAGGTCTGGATGCAGGAGCCCAACTACAAAACCTTGCATCCATGCAACAGACTCAAGCCCTAGAGCGGATCAATGCTCTACAGCAAGCCGGTGTTCGCGGTAGGGAGATGGAGCAAGCAATCAGAGATCAAGCTTACAGCGACTTTATAGAACGAAGAGACTTTAGATCTAACCAACTTCGGCAACATATCGCGAACCTTTCTGGAACTCCATACGCTACAGCGATGAATACAACTCAAAGCACATCTGGCGGCGGACCTTCCACTGGCCAGCTTATTGCAGGAGCAGGCATCGCAGGTGCTGGCGCATTAGGATCTTACTATCAAGGCGCAGGGGCAGACTGATGACTTCTAACTTACTAGAACTACAAGAGATGCTCCGCAACTTGGACATGGGATCTGTCCAGAAGGTTGCTCAAGGGCAGTCCGGCAAGGCCGCACAGCTTCTTGGCATGGACGAGATCAAGCGTCGTGGTGAGCAAATGCAAGCAGCTAAGGCGGAAGAAGCAGAGCAAGGGGTGGAGCAGCCTCCTATGGTTGACCAGTTCCTAGCAGCCTCTCAGCAGATGATGGGACAGCCTGCGCCTATGCCACCTCAGATGGCTCAGGCGATGCCTCCCCAGATGCCTCCGCAGCAGCAAGGTATTGGCTCAATGATGCCTCAGGCTCCCATGCAGCAGCCTCAGATGCCTCAACAGATGCCTCCTCAGATGATGGCTGGTGGGGGACAGGTTGGGACTGACCTCATGCGAAAACCTGATATGTCTAATTTCGGGATCGTAGAATATCTCATGTCTCAAGGTATGAGCAGGGAAGAGGCTGAAGCTCAGGCTCGCTCTGCGACTGGCGGGAGTCAGCCGCTCAATGTTGGTGGGTTTATCCAGAAATACCAAGATGGCGGATCAGTCCTTGGCGGTGACGAGTACGGATCGATATATGACGATGAAGAGCTTGCGGGTGAAGATCCTTCATTAATAAGTGAGATCATGCAATGGGCAGAAGAAAATCCGGGCAAGGTTGCTTTGCTTGGTGCCGGAGTGAGCTTGCTACCCGGTGGACTAGCTTTACGGGGACTGAGCGCGGGTGCGAAACTCCTAGTTCCTCGGGTTCTGCCTTTGTTAAATCGGGGTCGAGCAGTCGTTGGAGCAGCAGGTAGAAGAGCGGGCATGAAGCCTACGGGAAATTTCGCACCAGTGAGATCGGCAGACCCCAAAGACTTCAGATTCGCTGGGGATCTTCAGCTTGGGAGAGAAATCCTTGGAGGATCTGCGAGAAATAAAGCTTTGAGAGCTGGTCTAGGTGCTGGTGCAGCAGGCACTCTCGCCTCTATGGCTGGCGGTGAGGATGGGTTCGAGAACTTCGGAGCGCCTTTCCCGGTCGATCCAAATGCCCAAGAGGAACCATCAGGTGATGGTGGAATAGATAGCATTCTAGAAGATCCTGAGAGAGCCGAAGTTCCTGTAAGTGAGGGATTCTGGAACTCCCTAATTGCTCTAGGCGGAAGAGTTGCTAGTGAAGAAAATGTCGGAGAGGGCATAGGTCTTGGGATTCAAGACGCACTAAAGGTTTACACAGCTTCACAAGCTCGCGCAGAGGACAGGGCCGACAAGGATTTCAATAGAGAAGTTTCCCTAGAGGACCGGAAGCTGAATAAAAGACTCGTTGAATCTCAAATAAGAAGAAACGATCAGTCGGGTACAGGTAGGGGAAGTCTTAACGACAACCAAGCCGCATCTGCGATAGATGAATACCTATCGAGGACTGGTAAAATGCCCGGAGATCCAGACTACGAAAACATGAGATCGCAATTAATGCAAATATTCAAAGCCTACGGAACAGAAAGACTATTTCAGGTATTTGCCGAAGGCTCCCGTGACGAATCAGCAGAACTTCAGGCGAGGGTGTTTGGGTAATTATGGCTGAAGGGTTTTTGGAGAAAGAATACAGAGTCGTTATTGATGGTGAACCTGTCACTTTTCCGGAGGGCACTTCTTTTGCGGACGTTCGCCAAGAGTACCAGAGGAGAACTGGCGGGTTCATGTCTGGTCTTTCTGCTGGATACGAAAGACTCAAAGGCTCTCTAGGGGCTATACCTGATGTTCTATTTGGCGATGTTTTCGACAGCCAAGAAGCTATCGATCAAGCCGGTAGAGAATATGCAGAGGTAAACCGGCTAACCTCGGAAGCTCTCCCTGCCGCGACAAGCTATAAAGATGTCATAGAAGCTTACAAGGAAGATGGTGTCTTAGGTGCAATACCTGACGCATACAGGTTCTCCGCTGAGTCCATAGGCCAGACACTACCCTACACGATACCCTCCATGTTTGCTGGCAAGGTTGCCTCGACGAATGCGGGATTGGGTATCGCTTCCTACCTCGCCAAGGCGACCCCGTTACTCAGAACTGCTGCTGTCGCAGTGCCTCCTTCCGTGCTGAAGTTCGGACTTGGTGCTGCTGCTGGCATAGGGACTCTTGCGCTCCAATTCTTTGGGGACAATATGCAAAGGCAGTACGAAACTGCCCAAGCTGAAAACCCAGATGAGAGAGTCACTCCAGAGGATCTCAACTCGTTCGGAGCTGCGCTCGCTGCTGCTCCTCAGGCGGGGATGGACTACATCGTCATCGCTCTTTCTGGAGGTATAGGACGAGGGCCTCAGATCGCAGCAGCCAGATCGCTCAAGGAATCATTAGGTGCCGTGGGCGCAACAGCGAAGGCCTCTGCTTTCCCAACACTGGGACAAGCAGCAAAGGCAAGCTTCGCTGAATCAGCAGTAGAGTTTCCAACGGAGATGGTTCAGACAATCCTAGAAAGAGCCCAAGCTGGTCTTTCTATTTCTCCTCAGGATGCAGAGTTTGTGGAGGAAATGATTGCAACTGTCGCCGGTACGCTTCCGGTTGCTGGTGCGTTCGGAGCCTACGGAACCCAGAGGTCTTACAGAGCTAATAAAAAAGCTTACAAGGACTGGGAGAAGCTCTCTGAAGAAGAGAAAGTAATTAGAAATGATTACGAAAAGAGACGAGAAAACTCTGTTCAGGCTGAGTACGACAACTCGATGCGAATGTACGAGCAGAATGTAAAGGAAGTACAGAATAAATTTCAGGAAGCAGGCAGAGAATCCGTAGAAAATAGGCGGCTAATTGAGCAGGGAGTCCAAGAGGCTAAGGATTCTGTCGAGTTCAGTGCTGATGATGTTTTTGAGGCTGCTGAATCCAGAAACATTAAGACAGATGACAAAGCTTTTAAGGCTTTCGTGTATAGAACCACCAATGGTCAGACCAATGACATCAACGAGGCTGATCAGGATGCGCTTCGCGCCATGCGAACGATCCTCACAGGGTTCACCATTCAGGACTACTACGATGCCGACACTGAAGAAGGTGTCAGCGTCCCCTCGTTTACGTCCGAAGAGGTTGAGTCCGTAATCAAGGGGCTGAAGAGCGGATCAAGGATTACGCCTGAGGTGGTCAGGAAGAAGCTACACGAGAAGTTCTTCTCCAAGGCAAAGGGCACAGGGAATCTCGTAGACTTCACTGATTCTGAAAGCTCAAACGATATTGCTTCATCAATCATAGAAGAAATGAAGATAAAAGGATATGCCGTTGAAGATAAGAACGGCAATGTGAAGGCTAGGAAACCCAAGTACACAGAGAGTCAGTACCGAGACTTGATGGAAAGAGCTTACAAGGATGGGTCTATAAACCTTAGAGACTATGAGCAGATCACTGGTCGCTTTGGTCAAAATAACTTTGAGTCTTTCTTGGATGATGCGGTAGTGAGAGGCGACATGCCTCAGAGACAATCATTATCTATGAGTGATGGCGAGTTTGCTCCTTTAGTATTCAGAGCAGCGTTCAGTGAAGATGCTGCTGAACAGGGTGGGAACCTTGAACCCGTTGTAGGGCCAGACGGAAGGCCCGTGATACGGACGAGCAAAGGTCAGCAGGAAGAGATCAAGCGTCGGTTAACCGCAGGAAACACAGTGACTGAGGTTGTTGGTGCGAATGGCTACTTCATCAGGGATGAGAACGGTCAGATCGTTGGTGGTGCTACGTCAAAAGCGGAAGCAAATAAAGAAGCTAATTTCCTAAATGAAAACAGAGCTAAGTATAAGATCGTAGATCAAGCAACTGGGAATCCTACATACGGAACAAAACGAAAGTTAAATGCGATTATACAAGTTTCAAAAGGGGCCATGACCGCACAGGGAAGAGCCTCCGGTTCCCCAGACTACACAGGTGTTACCCCAGAGCTGATGGAAGGCTCCTTCTCTGTTGATAATAGTAAAAGCGAAGGGTTCGCAGTTCGCCAGTTCTTATCTCCGGGCCTCAAGGTAAAGGACAGAGAAACAGGGGAGCTAATAGAAACTGGTGAGTCTTTCGGACCCAAAAGACCCAAGGTAACTGAGATCTCTTTTGCTCCGGATGTAAAAACCGCAAGTTCTGTTGAGTTTGAGTTTGCCAAAGAGATGATGCCGGGTGCATCTAACTGGGACAAGAAGGCTGACGAGGTAGGGAAAACCAAGAGGGCAGAACTCCAGCAGTTATTCGATGACGAGGGTAGACAGTTCCGACCGCCTTCTTTTGCCGATGTTTTACAGGGCGAAGTTCTTTCAGCTCCCAGTAGACCTACTGAGATATCTAAAAGAGAGAAGGTTCTAAAGGAAATACCCGAAGGCAGTCGAGCTAAGGGTGAAGAAGTTCTCAAGGTTATAGAAAACAAGCTGAAGGAAGCCAACTTAAACAAGGCTCTCATCGGCACTGTGATGAGTAAGATCGAGGCTGTAGGTACTGACGGAGAAGTCAGATCAGGCGAAGGATCTTACAGTCCAAACGATGATGGATTCAGAAGAATTGCCATCAGCTTGGATCAGATCAAAGACGCTAACACAGCAGAAGAAATAAGAATAGCTGTAGCATCTATTATGGATCATGAGATCGTTCATGCCATGAGAGATCTTGACCTGTTCACTATGCAAGAATGGAATGTTCTATCCACTTCTGCGTATAGAGTTAAGAACAGGAATGGTGTCACATTCTTCGATCAAGCATCGCAGGACTACGCAGGCAACAACACTGAGTACGTCTTAGAAGAAGCTGTTGCTGAGATGTACCGGCAGTATTACAGCGTGCCTGAGGTAAGAAGACAGATAGCAGGCCAGCCAAGAACGCTAATAGAGCGAATGGCTATCTTCATGGAGAAGCTGTACAACGCCATGAGCGGTGCAGGCTTTGTCACTGCTGCTGACGCAATCTCCGGCATGAAGAAGATCCAAGCGAGAGAGGCTGGAGAGGTTCGCACTATACAAGTTGATCGCAATCCCCTCGTATCTCAAGCGATAGAAGTTGAAGAAGAAGCAGAAGAAGAAGTGGCTGGTCAAGCCGTGGCGGAGTCAGTGGTTTCCGATACCCCCACTGACCCTGAGACAAGAGCTGAGCTAGGCCGAGACCCTGTTGACGCGAACGCCGATGTTAGAACAGACCCGCCAGAGGCTGAAAGATTTAGTGCTGCTTTCAGCGAAGGCGACGTTCCTGAAACAATACTTGCTGACAAGATAGACGTGTCAGGCATGAAGAAGCTCCCTGGTGGCACGACCAGAGATGTCTACGTCATTGGGAACCGAGTACTTAAGGTCGCTAAGAACCCAAGAGGTCTGGAACAAAACGCGAGCATGGGGTTCGGCGATAAAGGGATAGTGGGATCCGCTCTTCCAGAGATGTTTGAAGCCGGGAAAGATTATGTAGTAACTGAGAATGTTCCAAGGAATGACAAAGAGACAAGGAGATTCCTTAAGCCGCTCAAGAATTTCTCACCCAAAGACTTTGAAGATAAGACTACAGATCTTCAAAATGCAATGGATGCGATGGGGCTCGATGGCTTCCTCAACTACGACTTGTTATGGAACGATTTCACTGCGTTCAGGAATTGGGGACAAAGAGCTAACGGAGAGTTTGTATTAGTAGATGAGGGTGCTTTGAACAGAAGCATCACCAGCACCTCCAAGCCAGCGGAATGGGCTGTAGCGGACTGGTCTGACATAAAGACAAGGCGAAGACAAGCGAAGAGAAAATCGAGTGACGCTAGAACAGAAGACTTAGATGCTGAAAGATTCTCAGAGTCTGAGCGACTAGCATTCGACAGACCATACGGATACAAGGTTACAGAGAATGATAATCTTAGCTTTGAATCTATGTTCGTTTCTGACAACGGTGTTAGATATCAGTTTAATTCAGATAACGATAGAGGTGTTTGGTATATCTCATTCCAGGCGGAAGGTAGGGGTGGAGCCTCCCCTGAGGCGTTCGGCATTACAGGGGAAGAGAAGTTCGGAGCCTTGCGAGTTCTGGGAACAATAAGAGATATACTTAGAGACTTTATTATCCAGAAAAGACCCGGTAATATTATTTTCGCATCTTCAAAGACTGAAGGAGGCAAAGGGGCTAGGTCGAGGATATACGAGCGCGGCATCAGGAAGGTTGCGAAAGATCTTAACTACAGCTTGGACATAACTGAAACTGATAAATCAACTCAGTTCGATATGTCTCGAAAGTCTGAGCCTGTATCCGCAGAAGGCGAGAGGCTGTCTGCTATTCCCGTTGAACTATCCATGCCCCCTGATAGAGAAAGAAAGCCATTCTCCCCAGAGACTCACCCACGCGGAGATGATCTAGTAGTGGTGGAGCATAAAACTACTCGGAATTGGCTAGACAAGTTCGTCGAAGAAGGTGTAGACGGGTCAATCGCTTCTCGGGACAGTAATTTGGGTCGCCTCACTGTAAGAGAAGACGGTTCTCTTGTTCAATCTTCTATTAGTGAACCCGGAATCTATGTAGGCCCAGCGGGAGGCGAAGGCTCTAACGAGGTGGCTGTGTTTGTAGTGAAAGCCTCAGACATAAAACTTTCGATGGAAGCGGAGGGGCTTGGCTACGAAACTGGAATCTCTGGCCTATACGGAGCTAAAGATGCGCTGATAACACGAAAGGTGAATGCGGAGGAGGTTGCAGGGACTCTTACTTACGACAGTGTTGGTGCAGTTTGGGAATGGAACCCCAACCCTAAGAGCCCGTATGGGGATAGGATCGAAATAGCAAACACAGGGGTCGGGGGAGGCTCTGGCATACGACTGAAGGAAAACTCAACCCTCACCGCACCTAACCAGGGCAGTGCTGGGAACTCTTATAAGATCCCTCGCGTTAACGATAACGCGAGAGGTAGGGAAGACGAGGTAAGTCAGAGGGCTGTCGCTATTGCTGAGGGAACGGTAGAGCCTCAAAGGCTTTCACCGGCTAATCAGGATAAAGTCAACAGGCAAGAGCGCCGAAAGGATAGACCCTTTCAGGATATAGTCTCTCAGCTTTTCGCTGCGCCTAACGACAAGACCCTATTCCAGTCGATCACAGACGCTCTCTTCGACACAGAAAAACGAAAAGAGTGGATGGCTAGGTTTAGGATCAAGTATCTAAACCAGTACGATTACTTGGAAAAAGTAACAAAGGAAGCTGGACTGCGTAAGAAAGATGACAGAGAACTTCTAGCATCTACAAATGCAGCTTCTCTAGCTCTTCTCGCAGACAGAGCGAACAGCGTTGTTTCCGCAGCGATTAACAACGGAGCGATTGTACTTAGAGGGGGGATCGCGAGGATTGACCCAACTAAGAAGAGTCTCCGGCAGGCCCTTAGTCCTTTATTCGAGAAGGACGAATATCTGTACAGGGATTGGGCGACTTGGATGGTCGCTAACCGTGCGGGAAGGCTGATTAAATCAGGGAAGCTAACGAATCTCACAACAGGTGAGATACAAACTATCAACAGCAACATAGAGAAGAGAGGTCTTCTTCCTATGTTTGAGCAAGTGAGTAACGATTACGAGCAGTGGAATGATTCTCTCGTAAACTTCATGAGAGATAGTGGTGTCGTGAGTGAAGAGCTTGCGGTGGTGTTCAAGAAGTATGGTGACTACATACCCTTCTACAGAAACATGGATCTTGACGGAGATGCTGACGGTGAAGGCGTAACACCCGAAGTGTTTAAGGATATACTCAGAGAAGAGGGCATAGACCTTTCTCTTGGGAAGAACTCAAGACTCAAAGAATTATTCCCGACACTGACGGACCAGAGCCAGCCCAAGAAGTACAAGGGTGGAGATATGCAACTAACTGATCCCCTCACGGGTATCATGCAGAATCTCCGCGCAGCAGTCACCGCTGGTACTAAGAACCTAGCGGCGCAAAGGGTCATGATAGATGCTGTGGATGCAGGGTTCGCTACAGAGGTCTTCGCAGATGATAAGGGGGTAGTTGATCCCGCTGCCTACACGGTGAGAGTTGGTGGTGAGGAGAAGTATTTCACCACAACCGATAGGCTACTGATCGACACACTGACTGGGTTTAGCCAGGGTCGAGTAAGTGTTAGCCCGTTCTTCACTGCGCCAGCCAACTTCCTCAGGGAGTCAGTCGCTAGAAGCCCCACGTTTATCCTTAGGAACTTACTGAGAGACTCCATGTCTGTATGGGTAACTTCTGGAGCGAACATGACTCCGATCATCGACACGATGAAGAAGTTCAGCTCAGACATAAGAGGGAATGAAAGTGATAGCTACAGCATACTAGAAAACTCTGGTGTGGTTGGTGGTTATGACTATGTGTTTGAGCCTAAGAAGTTTGAGCAGAACTTCAGGAAGAAACTCAGAAGAGAAGGGATGGGGGCTAAGAAAGGAAGCATAGACACAGTGTCGGCTCCTTTCGCAAAGCTGTGGGATAGCCTTGGGGAAGCATCTCAGAAATCAGATGCGGCAACTCGGCAAGTAATATACGAAGACACCCTGCAAACGCTACTCAGCAAGGGCGTTAGTCGATCAGAGGCAGAGTCCGAGGCTATCTTCCAAGCGATGGAGACTCTCAACTTCTCCAGAAGAGGTAACTCTGCGCTGATCAGTCTTATCATGCCTGCGGTTCCGTTCTTGAACGCGAGAATGCAGGGCTTGGATGTCATGTACAGAGCCATTAGGGGGCGGTACAAGTCTAACAGGGACGGGGAGAATAACGCACTAGCTTCTTTCCTTGCCCGAGGTGGACAAATTGCTGCGGCAACCCTCGCATACACTTTGATTTCCAAGGATGATGAAGAGTACAAGAACGCCACAGAAGCAGAGCGAGATCAGAACTGGATAGTTGGTGGAGTAAAGATACCAATTCCGTTCGAGGTTGGACTTGTCTTCAAGACAGGAACGGAGAG